GTTGTTCGACTGGCTCAAAGAAGAACATTTCCCAGACTTAGTACACTCCCCAGAACTCTTTGATGGTTTCGATTGCATCACAGATATGTATAAGATGTTCATTGAACTTAAATCACGCAACACACATTACGATACGTTGCTGCTTGAGAAAAAGAAATATGACTTCCTTATCACTAAGTCTGCTGAACTTGGGCTAACGCCTTACTACATTAACTATACACCTGAAGGTGTGTGGTCTTTCCGTCTTGACCTGATGAACAATCTTGTCTGGGAAGATAAGTGGTTGCCAGTTACAACTGAGTTTGCTAACAAGAATAAGATGATGAAGCCAGTTACCTTCCTCAAGATAGTGGACGGGACAAAGATTCAATGATTGAGTGGGCAAGGATAGAACGCTGGCAGTATGTTGTTGATGCTGTTGCCTCTGAGTATTCTCGTAAGTCTCCGACTGTTGATATTGAAGACATCAAACAATCTTTGTATCAATGGTTTGTTGAGCACCCAAATAAATTAGATGCTTGGGAAGAGATAGGCGACAAGGATGCAAAGAACCTTATCTATCGTAGCCTACGCAATCAAGCCTTAGATTATTGCAACCATTGGAAAGCAAAGTCTGGTGGGTATGAGACTAGCGATTTATTCTTTTATGAAGCAGATATGGTTGAGGCATTGCTGCCTCCTGTATTACGTGGTGAGTGGGGCGTAACCCACAAACTAAACCTTGGTAGAACTGGTCGTCCATCTGCACCTAATGAGGGTGGCAACCTTATGGCTATGATGATTGAAGTTGATTACGCATTCTGGAAACTGCCAAAGGACGACAGGAAAGTTTTATTCCTACGCTATGCAGAGTCAATGGACTTTGGTGACATTGCAAAAGAATTAGATATGGGCACAGAAGATGCAGTTCGTATGCGCCACAAGCGTGCCATTCGTAAACTCATTAACAAGATTGGTGGGTTCAAACCATTCCGCGATAACGACGACGTACCTCAGGAAGACTCAGGCGTGGACTCTGCTGGGTCTACCCAAAGTGACTCACCGTATGAGTCGTAGAACTCTTCTATCTCTTTACCGCTAGCAAATTGTAGCGTGTCATTCTTTGGTGCACAATTAGTACACCCGCCTCCGTTACATATATTGCACATACTATCCTCCTGTTGAATAAAATCCAGTCCCTTTGAACTGGACCCCTGGCACATTGTAAATTCTACTAGACACCTGCCCGCAAGGGCAAGTAACTTCATCATCTCGCTCTTCAACTTTGCGATTTATAACTGTAAGTGAGTGACACTTACGACATCTGTACTCATAGTTAGGCATCATCTTTCCAATCTATCGGTGTTGGTGCGGTGCTAATTGCCCCACACTCCTTGCATTCCTGCTTTAAATCGTACCAACCTACTTCTCTTGTCTCTTCGTCCCACATTACTGTGAGCACAAACATCTTGCACCCACAAATACAGGTTAGTATGGGCTTGCCAGTTAAGTCAAGCATCAATACCAGTTTCTGCGCTGGCTGTGCGACCACGCCTTGCACGGCGTGTCATAGCGGTGCTTGATGTATTTATAAGCATTGAGTATCTGTATCGCTGGGTCTTTGCTTGTCTCCTTCAATACCTGTCCGATACCAAATGCACTGCTGCCCTGTTTGTTCTTTGCTAAATGGTCGAACTTACTCTCTTTCATAAACAACGAGTAAACACATTTGCGCTGAGTTCTATCCCAGTTCCATCCTGCCTTGGCAAACTTCATTGCCATTATCTTGTTGGCTTTCTTCTGTTCCATTGTTGCCTGGGTCTGTACAACCTCTGGCTTTTTGGGTTCAATGTCCACGTGCACGCCCACGTTGTGAGTTGCTGGTGTGATAACTGCGATAGCAACAAGAGTTGATAGAATTATAAATCGTTTTTTCATTTATCTATTCTAGCAATCTTTCGTCGAACATTCCCTCTATGTCGTGACTCTGCCTTAACTCGAACCTGTTTTGGGTGTTTAGTTGTGAGTAAATACCGCTCAACTGTAAGCAACCCACCCCAGATAGAACCGTGCCCGCCTGTGTACTCTAGGTTCTCTGCGTCTAGTCCTTGCTTCAAGCAATCAAGCCTGACTGGACAGGCGTGGCATAACTCTATTGCCTGAACACTTCGTAAGACTTCTAGTTGTTGTTCATCTAACAACCTTGGGTTCTCGTAGTGCCATAAGTCTGGGTCTGGGTGGTTGTTGCAGTTACCTCTTGCGTGCCAACTTCTGTCTGGTAGCGTCATCTCTTGTCCAATTCTGATAGTAGTATTTTATTCTTTTGTGGTATCTGATTAATAATAAAATTACAAATAGTAAAGTGATACTCATACGACTACCTTTAAGTGGCGTATCTCTAGAATAGATGCGGGTAAAGAGTAGTGAATGTCCTCGTAATACTTCTCTGTTTTAATCTCGTGCTCGTACAACCATTCGTCCTGCTCTTGAATGCTCAGGGAATTCCAGTTTGCGGGCACGTCTGTGCCCTCTGGTAAAGATACCTTGACAACCTGTATCCCCTTAACTTCATACGTAATTTGAAATTCCTTACCCATTTGTTTCCCCGTTCTCGCAAGACTCACACGTCTTGGAATTGTAAGTGTTGTAGTCAAACTCGTTGTCACATTGGCTACACATAATCCATTCTGAGTCATCATAAAATACTGGGTCGTTGAGTTCTGGTTCACTCATCTTCGTCGCCCTCTGCAATCAATCCCAACTCTTTCATTAATCGCATTGCCTCATTGAGGCTATCTATTGCTGTTTGGATTTGTTGTTCTGTATTCATTTAGTATTCTCCTGTCTTTGGGCAATCGTCGTAAGGGTGTTCGTGTGGTTCTGTATCTTCGCAAACACAGAAGCCAAACTTATCCACCTGTGTTTCGTGTGTCAACTCTGCTAACTCTGACCAACTTAACTGTTCTTCTTGTTCCATTGTGCGCTCCTGTCGTTGCATTTCCATAAGCCTAAGCGATTTGCCTTGGCTTGTCTAGCATACTTCTCGATTAAGTTTGCATACTTTCCCCTCATTCCCTTGTAAAAATAAGGCTTTGCGTACCCATACTTAACCAACTCTAAGTTTAGATTTCGGTTTCCCTTTGTCAAGTAACCTAGTGCCCTGCCATACCCGTCAAAACTATCTAGATTTTTATCCGTAGTCAAGACCAATTTGCCATTTAGTTTTAGAAACTTTGCGGTGTATTCCGTTGCCTCTGTATAACCGCACTCCCGTCTCTCAGGCGTATTAATTTGTACCAGTCGGACGAAAGACTCACCGCTTTGTATCGTGTCGCCGTCCACCGCGACGGGAAGAGTAAGGGTTAGGGCTAGCGCGAGGGCTAACACTTCCGCCTTATCTCTTGCCCGTGGTGGCATTCATTGACAGGTCGTAAACAATCTCCGCATAGTGGCATTACATACTCCTAAAAATGTGTCCGTCGTTTTCCCAGTAATCACCTAGGAATAAATCGCGCTCAAATTTTTCGTAGTCGAAATAAGTGAACACCCACTGAGGCGAATCGGCGGGAATAAATTCCTCCGCTAATTGCTCGGCGAATTCTCGCGTATCCATCTCGCCCTGATAAGACTCTTCAAAATCTGAAATCCAATCCTCCCACTCGAGGAGGGGCGTGTATTGCTCGCCCATATTGTCACGATAAGCGCGAACCGCCTCAAGGTTGTGCCCTGCCTCTTCTATGGCTGCGATAGCCTCTTCTTCTGCCTGGCTCATTGTGTAGCCTGGGTCTGACTGCCTTAGTCCTTCGTTCATTTTAAAATTCTCCTGTCGTTAGGTCGTCGTCTAATAGTAGCCCTGCAATACATAGCAAGGCAAGAGGTGCAAGGGCTAAGAATAAAGCGGTCATACCGTCGCCTCTTCTCTTGCCTCAAGTATGAGCCCTCTAAGTTTGTTTTCTAGTTTATCTAACCGCTGGCTTCTTTCGTCGCCGTGCGTGCCTTGCACATCACAAAAAACTGTGCTCAACAGGTCGCGCAACTCTTGAAGGGTGAATTCACTCATTAGTTCACCCCCTGTACACTCTCGGCAATAGCGCGACGGGTGAGGTTCTGGTGCTTGCTTGTCGTGACGCTGAACTTTTGGCTTACGACATACCAGCCCTCCGCGTCTGTGTGCCACGCGATAGGCGTGCCGTATGAGTAGACGAAAAAATTTATTTTGTCGCTTGTTAACTCATTTATGAATTTGTCTAACTCTTGAAGATTTAACCGCCCACACCCTTGCGAATATGTCGAACCCGTAAGGGCAGACGCTTTGAATTCTTGGCGGTTTGCTATGTAGTGAACCGCGTCTCTCTGGTTTAACTGTGGCATTTCTGTGTTCTCCTGTCGTTGTGTCGTTCTGGTAGGTTCCTACCCGTGCCCCGCTAGAGTCTCGAACTCTGCGCCCTCTGTCAAGGGTGCGGGGCTGTGAGTTGCCTCACATCGCCTCGATTATGAGCGTCTCCCTGTCTACCTCCTCGCAGAATGCTCGCGCCTCTTTTAGAGTTCCGAAAGTCTCGCGATAGTCGATTTCCTTGCCGAATGTGTACCGCCCGACTGTATAGCCTAGGTAGTACCCTTGCGCCCTCTTTATGTAATAGTACTTAAAAGCGCGGGTAGTTCCCTCCTCGCTTGTCTGAACTAAGCCTCTGAAATGATTTTGAATTTTTGGGTTCCATTTCATTACTTAGCCGCCTTACGTGACTTAAGAACCTTGCGGACTCTTAGGGCTACGATTACGGCAACGCCTAGGGCTAGCCCTCTGTTATCGATGTATAAATCTACTAAGCGGGTCTCGATATAGAACCCGAAACGGTCTAGACCGATTTCAAAATATTTTGCCATTCTTTCGTTCTCCTGTCTTATGTCTTGCAAGGTAGGAACTCCCTACCTAGTGCCCCCGTGAGGTTGCGAGCCTCTAGCCTAAAGCGCGGGGGCGGTTGTCCTATCGTAGGACGTTTACGTCTACTATCTCAACTTTTGCCACGTGTTCAATCTCTAGGGTGTTTGAGATTATCTGGTTAACCCTGTCCCACCCAAAAGCCTCGTAACAAGGGAAAGACTCTTTCCCGTCCTTGTTGGTGACCTTAAGCGCGATTCCTGTCGGTGTCATTAGTTGTCTTCCTCTCGTGTAAACTTTCCTGTGAATGATAGGGTGATGATGTAGGCGCGGTTATAGGCTAAGAAGTCCTCTAGTGCGTCCACTCTTGCGAAATCGTGAGAGAACTCTCCCACCTCGTCCCTGTTCCATTGATTGCGAATGGTTCCCGTTGCTGTAAGCATCTCTGCGTTCTCCTGTCTTAATCGGGCGGTGTTGCCCTTGTGAGATAACTCTCTCACGCTCAATAGGTACTTGTCAAGCATTCGACACGCTTATTTTGTGTGAGTTACATCACACCGTTTCCCCTCTGTGCCTGTCGATAAGTCGACAATTCTAGAGGGTGTAAGTAGTTGAATGTTCAACTATCTTCCCCTAATTGATAGCCCGAATTCTTAAAGACTAGACCCCGCGAATATGGACGGGGGATAGTCACCCGACATAAGTTCTTTATCTATCCCATTGGATAATTCTTTAGCCCCAAGGGCGCAGAAATGTTATTTATTGTAGGTCTAAAGGTAAGGTATAGGGTTAGACATAACCCTTGCGTATGTTCAGGACTATACATAAGGGTGAGTGTTGGACATTTTGACCCCAGAGTGTTTAATTTGTCGTCCATACATATATGTACACTCACCCAATAATTTTCTGTTATATTTGCTAAATAGCCCTGCTGACCAGGGCTTTTATATATATTAGCCCCCCTTATAAAGATATTTAAAAATATATTGATATTAAGTGTTCGGTTTTGGTACTTTGAACGGGTTATCTTATATGTAAAGATTAATAATAATCTTTAACGGATTAACCTCCGTTTGCTCTACGGTTAATCCTTAATATATATAATATATAATTAACAGTTACCACAGTTATGCCGTCTAACGGGTACCGTTTATACATCGTTTTATAACCTCTACAGAGGGCAACTTTAGGGGGCACCTATGGGACGCAAGCCAGGAATTCAAAACATCCCCAAGCGCGAGGCGCAGGAGAAAGTTCTACTCCAACTAGAGCAAGGCTCGACCATTACCGCGGCTATGGCATCTGTGGGACGTAACGATGTCACCTTCCGCCAGTGGACAATGAACGAACCTGAGTTTAAGGAACGCTCCGACAAAGCCCGACTGGTCGGTAAAGGGGTAATCGCAGACCTTGGCGACCTGAAGGAAATCTCCTTTCCAGACTTCTGTGAGCAGTTCTTAGATACTAAGATGTTCCCTCACCACCTCAACTGGATTGACCTCATTGAGGGGCGCGAGCCGCGCTGGATACACCCTGCTATGACCTACGAGCCAGGCGCTGTCAACAGAGTGCTCGTGAACGTACCACCTGAGCACGCAAAGTCTACGGTCATCACGACCAACTACGTGGTCTACAAGATTGTGACCAACCCCAACTCACGAGTCATCATTGTCTCAAAGACTCAGGGTATGGCACGCAAGTTCCTTGGTGCGATTAAGACTCGCCTGAACCACCCCGCCTTTATTAAACTGCAGACCGCTTTTGGTCCAAATGGCGGATATAAGGCAGACGCCACTACGTGGTCTGCAGATATGATTTATTTGGGTACAGGACGCGATAGTGGCGAAAAAGACCCAACAGTTCAAGCACTAGGACTTGGTTCCCAGATTTACGGTGCTCGTGCCGACTTGATTATTGTCGATGACGCTGTGATGGGTTCTAACGCCCACGAGTGGGAAAAGCAGATGGAATGGCTTCAGAAGGAAGTTATCACCCGTCTTGGACGCTACGGTAAACTTATCATCGTAGGTACCAGAGTCTCACCGATTGACCTCTACAAAATGCTACGGGATGGCTCACAGTGGACTGGTGGCAAATCACCCTTCACCTATATGGCTATGCCAGCCGTTCTTGAGTTTGACGAAAAACCTGCAAATTGGAAAACCCTTTGGGCTAAAACTGATAGACCCGAAGGAGATGTGGACGAACCTGATGCCGACGGACTTTATCCGAAATGGGATGGACCCGCTCTCTTTACGCGCCGCTCTGAGGTTGCGCCTTCTGTCTGGGCTATGGTCTACCAACAAGAAGACGTCCAAGAAGACTCAATATTCTCTCCAACCTGTGTGGCTGGCTCAGTCAACGGAATGCGAAAAAGAGGACCGCTAAAGGCGGGTAACCCTGGTCATCCTCGTCACGTTGAAGGCTACACCATCATTGGTCTTGACCCTGCTATGGCAGGTGCAACAGGAGCCGTGGTCTGTACCTACAACAAGGCTGATGGAAAAATCTATGTGCTAGATGCTGTCAATATGACAGACCCTTCTCCACAAAAGATTCAAAATTTAATCGAAGATTGGGTGGAGAAATACCGCCCTCAGGAATTGCGTATCGAAATCAATGCTCATCAGAAAGCGTATGCGCTGGACGACCATCTACGAAACTTCTTAGCAGGTTACGGTACGCAACTGAATTCACACTTTACTGGCAA